CTTTGACAAAATACTTGTGATAGGATACACAATGTTTGTTTCTAAAATATCACCTTCATCATTGCACAAATAACCTATTGCAGCAACTTCAAATAAATAACCTTTACCTTTCATAAATTTTACTTTTTAATTTCAAATCAAATGTAATAATCTTTTGTGAGAATTCCAAATAATTAGCAATTAATTAATCGTTTTCCCCTAAGAAATCTTCCTGTACTACAATATCATCTACTCCGAAATCACGATTCACTTTATACGTCATCACGAAACGATCGCATATCATATCGTAGATCCATTCACGCAATTCGGTATTCGCATCCATCCATTGCCCAAAATCTTTACTTCTAAATTTCAATTCACCGGCAAGTTTCTTTAATTCACCTGTTTCAGGATTAACAACATCGCCATCGAATGTTCGTAATACCGGTTTACCGTTCTCGTCGCGCTCCTTGTTACTTTCGTATGATAGTTTAATTGTCCAATAACCACCAGAATTTGCCAATTTGAATGTCTTCATGGTGTTTAACCAACTGCCATAATTGTCAATACCAGATTCGAAATATATGTCGTAATCAACAGCTTTCAATGGTGGACCCAATCGATTCTTTTGAACTATCGCATGGGTTTTTATCCCTACTACCTGTTCGACACCATCTGAGTTTTTTGCTTTAATTTGTCCTAACGACTTCAATCGAATCCTTACCGAAGAGTGAAACGCGACGGCTTTACCGCCCGATGTCGAATACGGATCTCCAAATGAAACGCCCATACGTATCCGTAACTGATTCGTCAATATCAAACATACATTCTGTCTTGCTAACATGTTTGTTATCTTACGCATTGCTTTCGACAACACGATCGCCTTTTCAGTTGCATACCCATCTTTACCATGCTCTGCGTTCATCTCATTCTTAGTTGTTGCACCCATAATCGAGTCGACAACGATCGTGACAAGAACGTCTTTATTCGTCTTACGTACCTTTACAATTGTCGCTTCAATTGTATCGAAGATGTCTTCCAATGATTCTAAAGGAACGTATACCATCTTCTCAATGTCAACACCAATTGCTTGTAGATACTCTCTACTGATAGCGGCTTCTGTGTCGATGTATATCGCCAGTCCTCCTTGTTTCTGTGTACTTTTCAGTGCATACGCAGCTAACAAAGATTTACCAGAAGCCTCCATACCTGTGATCTCAATGATTCTACCTGCCGGAAAACCACCATGCGGACGATTTGCAATTGCCAAATCTAAAATATCGCATCCTGTTGGTACCCATTTGTTAACATCACTGATCTTGTCATCCGATAAGAAGTAGGCAGCCTTGTCGGTTGAATGATTGAATTTCGTATTTAGTGTCGAAACCAAATCACTTGCAAGACTGTCTACTGTCTCTACATTAATTTTACTCGCCATATTGTTTTCTGTTATCCGAACATTTCATCGAATGCAGCATCAATATCGTTAGTCACAGCAGCTGCTGGTGCTGACTTTTTGGCTGACGGTACATTTACACGAATCGGCCCATTCAAAGGATTGAGTGGATCTGCTAAGAAATCACTTGTCGGCAAGTCTTCATCATCATCCGTAGCAGGTGCAGCATCCTCTTCAGCTGTGTTGTTGATAAACTTGTCTAATAGATCCGCCAGTTCTTCATATGTAGGAGGTTCCCATATGTCTTTGACCGTAGGCATTTCTTTTAGAAGTTTAATCACTTCAGGATCTGTTGTTGCAGGTGACGTGTTTCTCTTAACACGGAAACTTGTTTTCGGATAAGATCCGTCTGCTGCTTTTTCGTATTCGACTGTAATATCGGTACCGTTCTTCAGATCTGTGATGTTACCATAATCAGGGTCATCGATCGTCTTCAGAAGTTCCTCGTATACAGTTTTACCGAAACCCCAAAATTTTACACCCTCGTGTTCCTGACCTCTAACCAAAATAGGTACATAAGTACGCATCTTCGGTTCGATCTTCCGTGCTAACAACCAATCCTCACGTTCACCAGTGCCTTTCAGTTTGTCAGCCAATTCCTGAACTGGGTCAGGTTGATTGAAATTTTGCGGCGAAATGATAGTTTTCTTAGCCAAATCGTAGTAAAACAGTAGTTCCAAAAAAGGCCAATCTTTGTTATGTACATATGGTACAATACGAATTACCTGTGAACCAGGTTGCGGCTTCCAAATTTGTTTTGATGCCGACGGCTTGTTTTGATTTGTGAGAGATTCAAGCCTCTCTCTAATTTTGTTTAAGTCCATAAATTAACCTGTTTAAAAAATTAAATAATATAAATCAAATATAAGTGATTTTTCTGAGAATTCCAAATAATTTTAAATGTTTTTTTTAATCTTCGACTTGCGTCACTTTAATCGTAATTTTAGGTGTGTATCCTTTAGGAAATTCTTGCTTTATACCTACGAACGAATCGACATTTTTATTTATCAATACCAAATGAAATATGCGCTTTTCTAAGTCTAATAATAATTGTGAAGAGGTGCGCATTTTTTCGGTGTCTCTTCGCATATTTAACGGACTATCATAGGAATACAGTTTTTTACGCAATGACGGGAGTATACCATCTGGTGTCGTAATACGATCGATCATCTTTTCAGCTGAGATTTTTCTGATTTTCGATGACACATAATCAGGACCTTGCGTATATCCTGCGTTCGAATAGAAGTGACCATGATTTGTACGCACGACATTGTTTGTTTTGTGCAGTGCGTATTTAGGCGAGTGTTTCGATGTCGTTTCAATCGATACGGTCATTTTAGGATTCGATACAAATGTGTGACCTCGTACACCGCCGTCGTATGAAACTGCGAACTGCACTGCATCGGTCATTGTTTTTTGACATAACGCCATTCGTATTTTGATGCCATCTTTTGAAGGCTTGCCGGTTTTCTTAACTATCTTATCTTCGATCTCATCGAACCCCACCATTAATGCAGTATTTAAGATTCCGATTCCGTATTCGTTCATTCCTTCCGACCAATCGGTTACCGTATCCCGTATATACGCAACCTCAACACCGTTCATGACTGTATGTATAATTTCAATCGATGCTTTGTATGCACGGTCTCTATTTTTCGCAATTACGCGTGAACCATCGATATATTTACTTGCAATTATACACATTTTTTTCCTATCTGTTTACTTTATGAATCTTTTCAAGTTTTAAATCTATCTTAACTATCTCATCATTTTGAAACAAAATAAGGTTATTTGTATACATTGCCCAATCGATTTGATACGTCATGTCTAATAGACCGTTATTTACCTGACGTATAATTTGATTAAGAGCATTTATTGTGTAAATAGTATTCGAATCGGATTTTCTATGCACCAATATAGTATTTGCAGTCAAATCGTAATTACCGACTACATTATAAGTACAATATAATTGCTGCGGATTCTCTATATTACTGAAAACAAATATTAAATTTGAGTTAAGTTCGTATGTCCGTTGTATATAATCGAGTACGAGGCCTAAATCACATTTTTGTACAAATGTACATAACAAGTGCGTTTTCACCAAATCAGCTCCTTCGTTCTATTTATCCGAATAGTTCATTATAATTCAATTCAATTTCACCGGAATTCACCGCTGTATTTTTATTTAGGGTATCGAAATCGGTATCTCTAAGAATCGCTTCTGCGTTTGTTGGTATATAGAACGATTTAATATCTGTAGGTTTTTCCTTTAAACAATTAATCATATAACCTCCGAAACCTGGTTTCAAGTCCAATTTTTCAGAAACCACCTTCGCCATACACGCTTTCGCTAAATCCTGATCGTTATCTTTACCTTCAAACGTTTTCAGTACCCAATCGATTTCCGCCTTCATTTGTTTAAATGCAGTAACTCTTGATAGAAAAGGTTGTAAATCTGCATTATTGAAAACGTTCGCATTTAGGTCAAGTAGACTTTCAAATCCTTGACGTAAATCCTCTACTGTAAATTTAGTTTCGGTAAAGAAACTCGAATCGGAATTTCGGTCAAACGCCTTTGTAAGATTTAGAATACCAAATACACGTGAAATGATCTGTCTTGAGTTACGTAATTCTTTGAATTTCCCAAGTTTTATTTTACCGTCATGCTTTTTATACGATTTAACTTCGCAATTAAGGCCACCTATACGTAGATCGGCAGCTGCACCTTTTCCTGTGCTTTCGACAGTTGTACTTTTGCTGAATAACCAATACAACGCAAGTTCGCCGTTACCCACACCTGCACCAGGTTTTACTTTAAACAATGTTTCATAGACCTTTTTATCACCCGGTGCAATACTAATAGGGCCAGTTTTTCCTTGTGGTATTTTATACGTACCAACTGGATCAGGCACACCATTTGGAAACTTATCCGCTATAAGTTTATCCCATTCTGCATTCTCATTTAGTACAGTTGCTTGTGATTTGACAATACGTTCGAGTACACGGATTTCTTCTTTGGTGTACGGTGGTATTGCGTATCCTTTTTCTAAATTCGCAAACCATTCTACTACTGCTTTTTCAAAATTCATATTATGCCAACAATTTTTTGTTTATTGATTCACCCTTCACCTTAACAAAATACGATTCTAAATTCGATATCGCTCTTGAAATTCTGCGGTTTTCGATATCGGATTTGAGTATACTATAAATATCAGATGAGGGTTCTAAATACACCGTGAACTTTTCCGAGTCGACGGTCGACCAATAGCCGGTCTGAGTTATTTTTGTTCGTAAGTATTCGTCGAACAAATTGAAAAAAGTGATAACTAATTGTTCAGGCGATTTATCACCTAATATGTTCGCTACCTTTTTTCCTAAACGTTGTACAACTTTTATTTCGGTAGTTTGATAGAGTTTCAGTAATTCGTTGATTTCTGCAATAATTTCAGGATCTGACATTAGTCGAAATATGTCGTTCAAAGAATCACGTTGCAGTTCTGGTTTTTGTTGTTGGTCTAACACTACATTCGCCATTTCGAAAACGTCTTCCAATGCCTCAATCGCTTCAGGTGACAACTTACCGAAATCCAATTCCGGTATCAAAGCAAAGTCTTTAACTATAATACCACGTGTACCATCGATATCGACGTTGCTCGTAATACTATCACCGGTTTCTGATGTGCCGGCTTTGATTCTACCACCTAAGACTATTGCTAAAAATAACTCGGTTGGGTCACCAGTTTGCATTTGTACATGTTTAATGAGTAGACGCATCAGAGTCTGCTCGTTTTCACCCATACCGAATGAACCGTCATCAGGATTTCGGTTTGTACCAGAATTTATTATTTTAGCTACATCTTGAAATTTTTCAGGTGTCAGTTTTGAAAGATCTTGAAATACAAGTTCTAAGCCCGGTATCTGCACACCATTTGTATAATTGGTTATTATATATTCTGTGAATGCTTCTGGTGAATCCATAAACAATGCAGTCTTCGCTACGAATCGGTCATCTTCAGTAGATTTTTCTTTTTCCGGTTTTTCTGGTGTTTCAGGTTCTGCTTCTGTTATGATTGTATATTCTCGTTTTAACGATTCTAATATATCCCATTCCTCTTTCGTATATGGTGGATTTGCATAACCTTTATCTAATTGTGCAAACCATTTATTTATCAAATCTTTATATGTTATCGTTTTCATTAACTACCTTTTAGGTTTTATCATATTATCGTATCCTATTCCTACCTTTAAACTTGCACGCATTCCGTAATTATTCAGAATCATTAAAATATCATCTATAAAATTTTTACCGTCGCGTTTATCATACAAAAATAAGAAAGAATCGTATGTATATAGTACAATTTTACTATACTTTTCATATAAATATCTGAGAATTTTGTTTAACATTAACGAATTCACATCTGTTTCATAGCCCTGCAATACATAGTTGAACAGTTTACTTGCGTTCATATTCTCATGATTTTTCGCATAGATTTTACGTTTAGTCAACGGCGTTTTTATATAACCGATATCGTCGAACTCGGACCATAAACGATTACGGTACTCTTGCACCATTTTAAAAAATGGAATATCACTGTATTCATTGTATATAGTACCGTACAACATTCTGAACGTTATTGTTTTCGACTCGGCGTATTGTTCATCTGTTATTACCGGTGTTTTAAAATATTGTCTGCCGAAATATTCGTGCAAGTTACCAGCAGGTAATTCGTAACCGATAAGTTTCGCAACAAGACGTACATGATGACTATCGTAATCGAATTCGATTAGCATCTGTGAATTGTTTTCAACTTCGATAATCGAACGTACACCAGTGCCTTTATCTAATGCAGCGAAATTTATACCACCGAAACGGTTACTTGGCCTGCCTGTTGCAGTATACGGATAGTATTCGGTATAGAGTCGACTTTTATTGATATTATAGAATTGTTTCAGTTTATCGGAATTTATCGGTAAACCTGAGTTTTCGATTCGGTAAAAGTTTTCGATTACGTTTTCGTTATAGAAATTCAAAGTGTCATCGAATTCGATTCGAAAAATGCACTGTTCGAAATTACTTCGTATAGTCCGACAATATTCGATTAGATTAACTATCGGTATAATGTCGTTTACATTTCGGAGATCTGAATACCATCTATGATATGCAGTTATATCTTGTGAATATTCGATTTCGATCGGTGTATTTTCTTGTAACCAATAACAAAGATCTGCATCATAACATTTAATGCCCTTTGACCATAATATCGATTTTTTATAGCAGATTGTCGATTCCGGTAAACTGATCTCTGTTAACCAATTTTCGCCGTTTTTTACAAGATCACTGTGACTACATCCGATTACAAATTCGTCACCGGTGCTGTAATTATAGAAATACACGAAACTGATACGATTTTCACAACGGTGTCGCGTATGGTCAGATAATACCGGTACAACGATAAGCATATCGTTGAGCATGTCAGACCAATTGACATCTGTATATGTTTGTATGTATTTCAAGTAATTGTGGAAATAAAATCAAATATACGACTTTATTTCCAAAATTCCAAATAATTTGCTAAATATTTTTGTATACCAGGGAAATTAATTTCGGCTTTCATCACTGCATTTCGATTCAACTGTTCTGCATAGTCACCTGCAATTTGCCACTGTATTGTACAGTTATTCCATACAAGATTGCTTATACCAGGATAGTTTTGACCGTTTATTGTTTTGTATTGTTCGCCATCGACTTCGATTATCGTATTCTCTGGCGAATTTCTTTTCTGTACAAAGAATCTAAATATGAAGCCCGTTTGTCGATCGTCATCACCAATATACGGAAACTTTTGAATCGGACTTATATACTGATTTTCGGGTCGTTGTCGTATCTGATTATATCGTATCACATCAGCAGACGCTTCGAATCTTTTAGGCACAATACGTATCGACTTGCCTTCAGTTGGTATACTTTCGGTCCAATAATCACCATTTGGCAATTCGTGATACAATCCAACGTATTCATCCGATGTACGAAAATACGGTACGAACTCGCCACCTTTCGTGTAGAGTCCAGTTCTAATTTTACTTAGTGGGTAATACGGTTCTATGTAAGGACTTAATGGCATATTATAATCGTATTGCTGCTAAATTATGATGAGTATTCAATTTACCGGTCAATTTTGTAGTCCAATCCGAACTCTCCCCGTCGAATTGGTGAACTACACTGTCTACATAAAAATAAATACCTTTATCTGTTGAATACGCATCCGGTAATTGGGTTGTAGAAATACCACAGCCTGGTCGTATTCCCCATACACCATCGATTGTAACATCGATACCTAAACCAGGATATACTAATTGGTCGTATTTCGATTTTTCGTTTACGTTTTCCTGTCCACCATGTGCTGCCATGGAACTATTCGCTTCTTCAAGTGCTTTCATCGTTTCCTCAGAAAAACCAGATTTTTGCATTTTACCGGGCGACCACAATAATTGACCCCTTGAGGTCAATGCTTGAGTGTACGCTTTCAATCTTTCGAATTGTGGATTTTTGTCGGCAATTTTAGCGCATGTGTCACCGGATTTATGTGTACCGGCAAACATTGCTGCCTGAAACGTTTGAGATCCTGCATCGGATGTTAAAGAGCACGATCTTGTTGACCCGTCACCATCGATTGGATCGAATACTATACAGTCTAAAGCTGCATCTAACCGACCATTGTTTTCATCAATAATGGTCATCGCATTCAGTTTTGACCCTTCAAACACATTGGGTGACATTGCTAAACGTAATTTCATAGCACCACCCGTTGCACGATCGATCGCATCGAATATTGTGTTGAAATACTGTTTAACAGTTACATTCGTTTCCTGCTTCTCTTTTACATCATTCGATTCTGCCGATTTTTTTTCCGGTTTGGCAGCATTCAATGCTGCAAGTATAACTCCACGCTCTATTAGAATCCATCTATGATTTATTTCATTACGATCACCACTGGTCTTTACGCAAAAAGGTGATTTTGATTGGATAACGGTTTCGAAATCTTTACCCTGACCTGATGAATTTTTATAGTTTCCGAGTTTATTTCCAAGCATTAATACTTCTGTAGGCCTTGCTGGTGCTATAAATTTATTGATATACGAATAACTATAATCGGTAAAGTCTATTGTTGACCCTGCCATATCAGGATACGATGCTAATACGACTTTGTTCCACATATTTACACAATATTCTAAAGTGTAATAACAGTGATTGTCATCCTCTTTGCCAAAAACACCGGATACCCATGAAAATATACGATTTCCAGTACCTTCAGCCACAAGCATTTCACGCAAGTCGAATACTGCGCAATGACCTAACCATAAACCACCCACTTTACAGTCATTTACGTAACCGTCAGTTTGCGATTTCGTTGCTGTTTTTCCGTTACCCTGTGCGTGGTATTGCATCATTTCTGCAAGTCCAGTTACAGTGGCAGTTTCAGAATCTTTAAGTATAAATGACATTCCTGATAGATTGGTACATGCCATAGTGATGTCGGCAGACTGTATCGCTTCACCAGGTGCAACTGCTGTAAACTTCGATGTCCAACTTCCATCGTCATTGGTAGAAAAACTGTATTTGCATACGAGAAACCCGCCTATTGATTTCTCTGAAGAATATGCCGGATCTGCAGGTTTCGCATAACCGAACGAGATATTTAATTTTTTACCGAATCTGCAATATTGTCGTTCAACGCTCTCAAAATCCCCTCGTGTAAATGTTTGTATCTCACCCTCTAATGTCATTGTGAGTCCATAATTTCCACCCATTGTGAGTGTAACTGATTTGAGTATCGGTTTAAGTTTAAACGATCCGTATACTGCATTATAATTTGTAAAATTTTTATCAGGATAAGAACCGATGTGACAATACGCCGGGTTTTTTACTGATGCTTGCCAACCCTTTGTTGTTTTCGAGTCGACTTTCCATAGTGTACTTCTTTTTTGTAATTCGCCCTTGCCGGTTGTTGGATTTAATTTAAAAGGTGATGGCATATTCTATATTTTTAAAACTGTGATTGACGTAATTTATCTTGAATTTCAAAATCGTTTAGAGGCCACGGTATTCTAACACGTGTTCCTGGTTTTATCTGCAATGTACCGCCCGGTAAATTATTTGCACGTTGTATTACCCACCACAATGTCGCATCCTGATACCAATCGTATGCGATCAAATCCATACGATCCATACGTTTTGTTATTATATAATAATCGGTAGTTTTCGGATCGAACTCAGGATATCTTATCGATTCAAATCTCGTTTTACCGTCGCCATTGTGTCGAATTTTATCGACTGAAATTGTGTATCTATTCATCGATTATATCTTTAACGCATTTCTGAATGATGACCCTACAGATTGTAATAATATTTGACTGAATGTCGGTGTCGGGTTTCTTTTAGGTGGATCTTTCTCGTAGTTGACTACGGTATCAGGCGCACTATTTCCTGTTTCTTTATCTGTTTCCCCTTGATCGTGTTTACCGTCAAAAAATGTAGAATTCCCGTCCTTAAATTCAGGACGCTGGTTATTCTTGTTTGCCAATACTCGAAATGTCATATTTACATCCATATAGAACGGCATTATAACACCCTCTTTCATCGACCACGGGGAATCTTGGTCGACGTTAACACTTACAGATTCGATAAACCCGTAGATGTTATCGATATATTTACCGATTTTTATACTCGCAAACATTCCATTAAAACCTTTATCCGTTTTGTATACCGGTTTTGTCATATCCGTTAATTTATTTACCGCTTTTATAAGTTTTTTATGTTGTTCGCTACCGTTTATTGCCGCAACCATGAAATTGATATCCATTGTTTGGTTATGCGAACCATACATCACTTTAGCGTGTCCGTGTCCCATATCATTATGCTCGTTCCAATTACCGTTAAAGCTATTTTGTATTGACCTTATATAAGCAGGAAACGAAATAGTACTTGCAGGATTGGAAGCGGCCGCTCCTGGTTCGATACACGTGATTATAAATTCGGTACCACCTGTTGGTTTTGTTACGCCTTTCGGCGGTTCGTAATATTTAGGTGCCAATGAACCGAATGGGCCGACTCCGACTGGTATTGCCATAATATCTCTTTTTTAAATAAGTATCTTTTTTTAGATATTGTTGTTCATACCACGAAACTGTTTATTCAATGTTCGCAGTTCCATATCTCCGATCTTAACAATTATCGGCCTATTTGCTATTGCCAATAAAGCACTTTGTATATCTTTCACGTTGTTTGTAGGTGCAATTTGTGCTGCCGGTGCTGTAACCTGTACCTGTGTTGAAGGTGTTGTTGCCGTGACTCCATCTGTAGCGATTGCTTGTTGTGCAGCGAATCCTTGTTCTACCGGATTATTTATTGACTGCAATATCGGCGATTCACTAATCGTTGCACCAGCGGTTGCACCTCCCATATCATTTATATTTGTATCGATAGTACCTGCGATCGCCGTTCCTAATTCTGCGAGTTTTGATAGATCGACATCACCTAATGATGCGGAAAGCGAATTCAATGACTGTGCTATTTTTTCAATCGCGTTCGCAACGATCTGTAACGGGTTAGACATTGCTGAAAGACGTTCAAGTTTATCAAGTGGATCCCCTCCGATGAATTCACCGATTGCAGAACCGATACCTTCAATTGCCGAACCGGCGCCGAGTGTTGCAAATGCTTTGCCTAAACGCATAATACCGTCGGCTGCGAGTCCGATAGCTTGTCCGTCTATTCCTGAAAACTTTTGCATTGCTTCAGTCAACATATTGATCGATGCAGCGGTCACTTGCAATTTAGGACCCAATTCACCGAGTTGTGTAAATTTTTCAATAGGGTCACCACCAAAAAATTCACCGAATGCTGCACCGGCACCAGCAATTGCCGATCCACCACCAAACGCTACTAATGCTGCACTAATTGCACCTATACCTGCTGCTGCACCGAATAACTTAGCCGGTTCTAATGATGTGAATTTATCGAATAGTACAGATATTGAGTTTGTAACCGTGCTTATTATCAGTGCTAAACCATCGAATACTTTTGATATGATATTGCCAAACGTTTCCAGTGCTGGTCCTGCTAAATTTAAGGCAAATGCTAACGGTATTAACGATGCGCCTAATAATGCTATAGCAATTGCGCCCGGAACGATAAACGGTAAAGCAAATCCTAATCCGATAGCAGCTGCCGCTAATAAACCTAAAGCAATAAATCCTTTTCCTAAATCTTCCCAACTAACCGATGCGAATTTTTCGAAAGCATCTGCAGCAACCCATAATGCACCGGCAACGACTACAAGTGTAGCAGCACCGAGTAACGCGTTTGCACTAAATGATGCCAATCCTTTACCTATACCAGTGAGTATCGATTGTAAAAATATACCGACACCTTGTCCGATTGAACCAAGAGCGTTACCGATCGCAGATGATAGTGAATTTATTGCAGATGCAACACCAGACGATATCGATGTCAGTGCAGATTGTATACCAGAAGATATCGATGTCAGTGCAGATTGTATACCAGAAGATATCGATGTCAGTGCAGATTGTATACCAGAAGATATCGATGTGATTGCCGACTGTATACCAGAAGATATCGAACTTAAAGAATTGCCGATAGCACTTGAAAGTGTTGTCAAGGAATTAGATACGGCAGTGACTATTTTCTGTAATGATTGTGTTATGAAATCTACAATAAATTCCAATACTTTTTTTATACCTTCACCGATACTCTTCATCGCATCGCCTAATCTTTGAAAAGCACTCCGTGTATTATTTACCGATTCGGTTACACCTCCGGTATTCGGCGCCGGTATATTAGTTGTTGTGTCTGTTATCGTTTCGGTTACAGCATCGACTGGGGTTTTATCACCGCCAGTGAATATACCTTTAATTCGATCCGTCAAAGACTTACTGCCATCTTCACCACCTTTAAAAAAGTCTTTTAAACGTTGGGTTAGAGATTTTGCACCTTCATCACCGCCAGTGAATATACCTTTAATTCGATCTGCGAGTGATTTACTGCCATCTTCACCACCTTTAAATACCGATACAAGTTTTTCACCGAATCCCTTTGCACCAGAAATTCCACCTTTGAATATATCGAATACGCCACCCTTCACACCAGGTATCAACCCTTTAACCATTTGAAAAGGCCATGTGAATGCTTTTGAAAATTGACCAGATACTAAAAAGAGTGCGCTTATTCCCCCTGTTATATATTTTAGTATGGTTTTCGTTTGTTCACCGATACCACCCATTGCACTTTCCGTATCGTCGGCCGCACCAAAAAGTTTTGCGGTGTAATCGTATGCCTCTTGCAATAAACTACCGATTTGTTGTAGAGGCCACAATATCATTTGAAATGCGGGTATTATTGTATACGATAATATGCCACCGATAAGTTTTAATACGTCACCGATAACATTCAAAAATGGTATGCCGGCCGCAAAGGCTTCACTTAATGATTCTGCTAATGGTAGTAAGGCTTTCATCAAAACGCCTTTCATTTTATCCATTGCAACATTCATTCTTTCTTGGGTATCGAGTCGTTCATGGGCTGCTAATGCACTTGCCGAATTAGCCAAATCCGCATCCGATAAAGAATCCATGTGACGTAATAACAGTTTTTGCTGTTCTGCACTTAAGCCGTTCAACTCTTTGCGTATTTTACGGCCCTTCATCAATTCGTCGACTTCCATACCGGTCGCTTCGGCAAATTTACGCATATTGAATTCGTTCGCCTCACCGGAATCAACCATTCTATCGAACTGGTCTGCGATTTCACCGGCAAGTTCATCAGGTTTTGCACCACTAAAACGTAAATCGAAAAACTTTTGGAGATTTGCTGTTCCGCCTGTCATGATCGATAATTCGGTCATGTCTTGATAGAATGTGCCGATGTCTAATGCTTTGTCCATCACTTTACCGACCGACTTCATCGACATACCCATCTTCTTTATCTGTATCACTGCACGGGCTGCATCTTTCGGCATCCCACGATAGTACAGTGCAATTTCTTGTGTGGAATCTGCAAGATCTTTTGTGACTTCTTTAAATGAAATACCGGCTAATTCTGAGGCTTGTGCTAACCATAAACTGAGACCTTGTGACTGCTCCATTGATGCACCCATGCCTTTGAATTGACTTATAAGGCCGGCTGCTTCTGCCGAAGATATTCCGTATGTTTTACCGAGTGATGCGGCAAATTTAATCATTTCCTGATTTGATTGTTTCGACAAATCAAGAATTGTACCGTTCCTCTCAACATGTGCAGCTAATATTTCTTGGATATCCTTTTCGGTAGCCAATCGATTATTCGATGCGGTTGTTATCTCTAATGTCTGTTTATATATTTCAGCGCCCTGTTGTCTTGATACCCCCAACATCTCAGAGTACTGTTTTGCACTATCTTCTAAACCGGTCATCAATTTCCATAACGCCATTGCTGCTATAACAATGCCGCCGAAAATTAAACCTAAGCGCATTGCCGGTGTCAGTGTTGCCGATAGACTTCCGCCGAAATCTTTTATAAGTCCACCTAACGCTTCTGTTTGCGTTGCACCATTCGATATGTTTTCTGCGTATTTATTCAATGCGGTAGTTGCCGATGTTCGTATCGTTGTGAACGCATCTTCAATACCTAATATATTCGACATCCACATCGGCATAACGTCATATATTTGACGTTCAACCGAACGGGTCAATTCGTCGACTGCACGTGCTGATATTTGAAAAGATGAACGAGATTCGGCTACACGGGCCATTCGTTGAAGATACACTGCAAGTTCAGCATTTATACCTTGCATCTCTCCTTGAAATACTATTCCACTTCGTGTTGCAATTTGAAACGCAGCACGTGCTTCATCACCCATATTCTGCAATGCGCTGTCGATTTCACTAATTTGGTCCGGTGACAATATTTGAACCGAATTACCTTCAAGATCTGAACGGAGTTGATCGATATATGCAGTCATCGTATCAACAGAGACACCGAATTCTGATGCAGACTGTTGCATTGCTGTTGAGAACGATTCAGTCAATTTATTTTCAACTTCACTACTAAATGTTTCGAGTCGTGAATGTGCATCTGTAAAGTTCAAAGTTTCGCCGAATAATTCGAAACTTTCGGCCGATAAATTATTTAATACTGTACCGAAAGTATCTTTAACATCTTGTGCAGTATTACCGATTAGATCCGCAAATATATTCGGTATACTGAATGAATTTAGTATGTCGAACGAATTCGCTAAATTCGCTGAAATATCACTGTATGTTTGATTTGTCGATAACGCAAGTTCGAGTTGTTGTCGTTGTTGTTGATTGATACCAGAAAACGCTTTCGAAAGTCTTTCACTGAAATCGAGTTTTATTTCTTGTTGTTCGGAGATCTCCTCTTCGACATCACGTATTTTTTCAGTAGTATCAAGAAGTTTATCGGTATTCTTTAAATGATCTCGTAAAAACTTACGAGTCTCTTCATTCAGATCACTAATTTCCAGTTCGATATCTAACTGATTTTTACTTAATTTTTCGATCTTAGTTAGATACGATACCCAATCGTTTAATTTGTCGCCAGAATCCGCAAAGTTTTTATTTAAAGCCTTTAGTGATTTGAAATCTGCACCCTTGAGTGACGATAAGACTTTTGCTAATTGTGTTTCTGAACTGATTAGTCCTTTATTTATTGCATCTACAACGGCAAGAACAGCCCGTTGTGCATCCTCAGTATTAGATGCAGCCTTTGCAATATCCTTTTGTATTTTTGCGCTTTTAAGTAGGTTTTTCGGATCGTTAGGATTCGCCAATTACTACCTCCATTTCGCTTTAACTAATTGATTTCCGTCCTTACACCACGGATGCGACGGTTGTGCTTTGCAAATGGCGCGCACTTTCGAATCCAATATCGATAATTGATGTTTTATTATCGCTGCACTTTTCTGTGCTTCGGCATCGTCGATTTGTGAAACTATCGGATCGAGTCGGCGTTCAAGTTCTTTCGCCATCAATAGACGTAAAATATTACTTAAGATGCCTTCGTTAACTTTTCCATGTTTCATTCCGAACCTTTATAATAAATATCACTAACGACGTCTTTGCGCTTTCTTTGCTTGTTTAGATTTCTCTTCAAGAATACCTTGCAGTCGCTTCAAATAGTGTAAGCGTAAAGTAATAGGCCAACTACGAACTTCGTCTAAACTGAAAGCACCTTCACTGTAATACACAAAATCGAACATCTGATCGTACAGTTGTATTTTGTAATTCGGCCCTACACCGAAAAACGTCTCGTCGAGTTCGATCGGTACTTGCTGTTTACCGTTTATAGTCAGGGTAGAAAAGATCAATTCCGATTTCAAAACCAGAACGAAAGGGCTCACCTGTTTCAGGATCTACCCCCTCCACCTCAATGTCGACATCAGGTTGTATTTTAGCAACATATTCACGTAAAGATCTTGAATCTACGGCTAACATGTTATCGATGAATTTAATTATCGTGCCGCTGTCTTCATTACCGTCAACCGACAGTATCATGTGACGGAATCGTGTAGTCAAGTTTCTTGAAGCGGTACTTGTTTTATATTTTTGCATACCTTTAATATCGGCATCGATACTCTTTTGGTCTGCGACAGTCAGTAATTTGAATTCGACAGTTCTACCACTTTTTGGCAGTGTGTATCGGAAACGATTCTGACCCTGTATAATCAGTGATTCATCGAACTCTTTATACGGCAGTTCCGATAAGTTTACCGATATTGGAACTTCGGTGCCTGATTCGGTTCGTACAACGGTGTCGTATTGTGGACCGTAACCGTATGCACGTGCTGCCATTAATACAGCATTCTTATCACCAATCAGTAACTCGTCGAACTTTACACCGGGTGTAACAATTATCGCTTCACATAGTTTGTCTAAAACAATTCCTTGACGTACATAGGTCTGTGTTGAGAGTATGTCTTCCTCTTTGGCAGTCATGTACTTTATTTCGATACGCCCTGACGATAGTGGATTGTCTTTCGAATACAACAGACCTTTCGATGGCAATTCGATTATTTCAGTTGGAAAATCATAACCAGTGTTTTGTGGTGCTTGAGGTGCGAATCCTAACATTGCATCGAGTTTAGGATCGTGATCGACAATTATCGATTCGTTTGTCGATGAGGTTTTGATAGGTTCTGCCGTTGACAATTTGTTCATAACTATTTCCTTTTATTGTAACAATTTTCTAATTTACTATAAGTATCATTTTCCGATATATTTTAGACAAAAAAAGCGGCACAAAAGGCCGCTCTAAAAATCTAATTTTTTAACTATTTTGTCTCAGTTGGTGTTTCGAATCGGTTAGAATCTTTTAAGAATCCGATAAGTGTTGTAACAAATCCTATTAAAATAATAGCCGCTTCCCAAACGTAATCCAATGAATTCTGTAAAAAGTCGATAACTGGAATTGCATCGTTTAATCCGATAAGTGTAAGAATTGTACCTAATGCAGTCAATGCGTGTCGAATCATCGATTTCAATGGTGTATTCATGAAGATCCTTTATTGGTTATGATAAGTATGCGTAATCGTATTTGATTGTCAATTCGATTGTTTTAGCTTCATCAGTAGCCCAGTCCATATCTCCCCAGTTTACAGCACTAATGAAAGCACCAGACAGTGTCCATTTTTCAACAGGTACACCCTTAGGATCCAATGCAGCAATCGCAATATCTTTCTTGTATTCTGCGAAAGCGTATCCGTCAATACCGGTTTGTGAATTGTGATGTATTTTGATCCAATCGTGTACTTTAGCAGCAGCTGAAGGAACTACTGGATCGTAAAGAGTAACGGTGATATCTTGCCATCGTGACTTACCTTTAACCTTAAAATCGGTGTTGATGTAATCGATAACAATTTCACCCTGGTCTAAACTTGGCATGCTCGTCGCTTTGCAAGTAAAAGCGTCTAAACCGTCTACCAAAAACATGTGTCTAAACGCTACTTTAGGTTCAAAAGGTATAAAAATCATTTTAAGTTTCCTATTTTTATTATAAATATAAAAGAGGACGGCTTTTTAAGGCCGCCCTACTTAAATTTATTCTGCGTTATCGATTGGGAATGCTGCTCCTGTTGGCAATACAACAAAATCAACTATAATGAATTCCGCAGTCTTTGCTGGTTTCAAATAAATCTGTGCTCTCATCTCGTTTCTATCGATAACGTCCGGTGTGTTGTTCCTTTCATCGATGATGATTCGGAAATCGTATATACCTTGCTTCTTACGTGCGTTTTCGAACCAAGGAGTTGTTATATTGATGAACTTTGTCCTTGTTTCAATTGTATTCTGTTCGAACACTAAATATTTCGCAGTGTTCGCAACATGTCGTTTTGCAGCGATTAACAGTCGTCTAACGTTAATTCTATCAAGAGCACTCTTCTTTTTCTGTAAGGTCTTCTGACCCCATACAACAACGCCAGTTCTTGGGAATGTTGCGATAGGATTAATATTCTTGATATACAAGTTGTCACGATCGTTCTGTGTCATCAGTCGCTCAGTCTGAATTGCCTGATCGAGTCCACCACGATTCAAACCAGCAGGTGCATACCACTTTTCTGCTACTAAATCGTTAAACGAGTAAACTGAAGGAACAATTGCAGATGGCGGTACCCAATAGTTTCCACCTAAATCGGCATCAACAATCTGAACCCACGGATAATAGTATCCTGCATAGTTTGTGTTCCTACCTTCAGCTGCGATTTGCGCTTGACCTACAGTCGAACCTTTATATGTTGGGTCGATGATATAGAATGCATCACCTCTATCTTCTACCATGCTAATTGCACGTGTGATAACTTTCGCGTGATCTTGCAAGTTGTCGATCAAACCAGGTGTTAACAGCAAGTCGTAGTCGTACTGATCTTTGTTCGAAAGTATATCGATTGCATCAAGATACGGTGTACTATATGTCGATACTGCTAAATTGAATCCCTGTGAATTATTATTCCAAATATCACCGTACATTGCTCTTGGATGTGCAACAGAACCGTCGCTACCAAATGCAAACGTACCAGAGAACGCAGTCGGAACCGATGCAGAGAATGCTGCCGGTAATGAACCAGAAAGATCTCCATCACGAACTGTACCGTCATTATTAATATAGTTCAGTGTATTCTTTATTACGTCAACACGGATAAAACGTGAACGGTTCGGATATGAACCAGTCAATTGAAGATACGGCGTTCCACCACTATCGTAACGTAATGCGTATGTCTGGTTACCGATTACTTTTGTAATATAATTACTTGCGTTCGGATCTAAGGTTACACCGACATATTGTTCCATTATGATCTTTCTGAAGTCGCTATCATCACCACGTCTAATATACAGATCGAATGTTCCTCTGTTGTTGTCAACATTTGCAACTTCCCATCTCATGTTATAACGTGAACCAGATACTAAAGATCCTTGTGTCGATTCGTCTGTGGTTTTACCTGAACCAGATAGCGCTGCGGTCGTGCGACCACTATTTGTAATTTCACCGTCACTTAATGCGGTAATTTTGAAAGACATTTGGTTCTGTGCGTAGCTATTCGCATCTTTACCTGCCTTCGAACGTACAAAAGAATATGCAGGTCTATATTGACCAGCCAAAATTCTTACAACGGTGATAACTTCACCCCATCTCAAATATTCTTGTACCGCATATGTAGTTAAATATTTGTATTCTTTTTCGCTTGCACCAGAACCAGATGAGAACACATCTCCAAACCATCGTAGATACTCGCTGTAAGTCGATACAGGAGTAGGTACTAAGGCAGGCCCTCTCACGGTTGGTCCAATAACAGCTGCACCTACTGCTGGTATTACTTCAGGTAGAAATGATAAATCAAATTCTCTCGTGAAAACACCAGCGGAAAGAAATGTACTTCTATTCGCCATCGATTTTCCTTATTAGTTATAATGTTACAAAATATATTCAACTATAAATATTTTGCAAAAATACCAAACACTGATTTGATAGGAAAATTATGGTCGGTTTCGTTGAAAGTCGGTAGCTTCAATGCGTGATTGTCCGAAACGTATCGATATTGGTAGATAGTCAGGATACAGTTCATACTGTTCGACTTCATTACGGAACTCGACACGTTTAATTGTCTGCGCCTTAGTTATTGTCGACTGATTCAATTCGTATTCCGCTTGGAGTATACCTGCAACTTCAAGTGTAGTTGTCGCTTTGACAATACGATCTTCACCGGCAGCGTTCATTGTCTCAAACGAAAATTCCGTTAACGAGGTTACGAACTGCATTGCGTCGCCCCACGGTAACCGATTCTGTGTATTCAGTTGCTGTACTATATAGTTTAATTGCATAGTGTGTTCAGCCCATATTATAAGGTCGTAACCTACGCGAACATGGTCAGGGATAACACTGGCATAATATGTGTATGTACGATCGTCTCTATTAAGATCGGTAGTTTTATTTACCCAATCGTATGCATTTTCTTTTTGTATATTTGTAAAGTAGATATGCGAGTTACCAGGTGTATTATCTCGTATGTCTAATTTAGGTACACGGTCGTCATCTGCAACAGATGTTCTCCTAAGCATAATAATCGGCGTCATTACCTTTCGCATCTTATCACGCAAGTATCCATGCCGTTGAACTTGCGCCCATGTTTCACCATTTGAAAACATTACCGGCACTGGAATTTCTGTACCATTTTCATTAACAGTGAGTTTCATTTTATTTTTCAGCTGGTATAAAACCGCATAATCGATATCGTAAATTGTAATCGATGGCGTTTTAAACGTGTCGTTATCACGTCTTGTATCGTATGCACGATTTCGTGTACCGTCATCTTGTCGAATCTTCGAATTTACAAAATTATCAGCCATCACTTACCTTTTATATAAATATCGCATTATACAAATTGTGCGGCAGGTAGATGTTTTTTAGCGTATCCGGTCCATGCGGTTCTTACTGTACTGATTTCTTTATCTGAAAGTAAATGTGCATAATCTTCGAAATACCAGTCAAACATTTTAGATAGTGGCAGTTTTCTTGTTTTTGCCTGTTTATATAGACCACGGACATAGGCCGGTATTTCATGTCTTGCGGTTAAATATTTAGAAAAATTAGAATCGTCAACTTTTTCGTATCTTTCAGATTTAGGTCGATCTAAAAGATTCTGAGCAACATGCTCAATCTCATGACGTAGTGCATCTTTTAGTATCGGTACAATATCAGAAAAAATAGTTTCACCCTTTAACGGATTTACGATAATTGCAAATTCAATCGATTCGTCATCAGCATGACCGTATATATCAAAATCTAACGGAAAATCGGAATCGTATTTTATGAGATATTTGAGTGTAATCTCCGGTGCGAATTCCAAATCCCAGTCGTCGATTGTAACACTTGTTGTTTTAGGAAATTCAAAACAGACTTTGCCTTTTTTAGCAGACTGCTTAATACTTCGCATTACATTATGTGTTAAGTGTTTTATTACCGAATCGTAACGTGCCATTCTCTATAAATTATAAACAAATATACAACTTAATTCTCAGAACGCCAAAAATTTATACAGATATTTTTATAAGAAATTCGGTATACTCGTATCGGTGCCGATTGCAGTTTCAACTATGCCCTTTCGTACTTCCACAATATTAAGATTGTTAGTACGTGTAAGATGACATTCAGCAACTACTGATATATCGTAACCATGTGAATTCCATCCATCTTCAGAGATTCCTATCATTGCATCCGGTCGTCGGCCTGCCCACCCTTTCGGTTCACTGATTTGATCTACCTGATAAAATCCACTATCGTACTCGATAATATCACCTTCTTCGATAAACAACTGGGCAGTTTTCAAATCGTTTATAAGAAAGCCTACACCTAATGTTTGTGTAAAATCTGTGAGTTCATCACCGGCAGTAGTTTTCTCGTCGAAACGTATTTGTGCAAAAATTCTAACCGGTGGTCGATATGCTTTACTTGTAGATTCTTCGTATATATTCACATCGGTTTGTTCGATATCGATTTTATATACAGCAACCTCAACACTTGAGAACCCATGCATTATCTCTTTGTTGACGCCTAATAAAAAACCGGCATCTCGTTGTGATGTGAATAATGGCATATCCTTACCTTACTTTACATATATTTTTAGAGGTATCGACAGCATCT